ACAACATTTGATATGGGGGCTATGACCTTTGATGGCAATAGTACTCTTATAGACCGTGTGTTTGTTGCGTCTATCAAAGCAAGAGATCAATTCAATTACAGCGCCATTACTCGAGATTTTACAATCATAGTAAGCACACCAAATAACGTAGCTTATAGCAATATAATCACAAAACCTTATTTGAAATCTGCACAAAGAAATGCATTTAAAGCATTTATTACCGATGATACAATATTCACTCCTAGTAGCATTTATCGTCCTAATGATTCAAACTTTGGTGTTCAATCTGATTTATCAATGTTAGTGTATGCTGGAATTCAAACACAAGATGCGGCTGCCTATATAGGTGCAATAGGTCTTAATGTTAAACAAAAACGATTCCAATTTGACAGTGTTAAAACAGCACAAGCAATAGATCCTAACACAGGTAATGTTGTATACGAAGTGGTATATGTACAAATGGTTGATCCTATGGAGCCTGACGGAAAACATTTACCTCTTAAAGTTACTAGCGATGGATTTGATTCAGACAACATAACAGTAGACAACAGTATTAATTTTTTCCAACAAAATTCCGCAGATCTTAATGCAAATGCTCCACAAAGTTTGAGAGACTTGCCTATGGTCACTGTGGACAGCACAGGTTACGAAGTAAGTAACCCAGACCCTGATACGTTCTTTCCCAATAGTATCACGTTATGGCAGGAAAGATTGAGTGTTGTAGGTGAATCCGAGAGTAATTACTTGCCGTTATGGATGCGAAGTATTCCATCGGGTAGTAAAGCACAATTAGGGTACGTGCTAAGTGTTCCGCTATGTTTTTGTAAGCCAGGAACTTCTTCCAAAATTTTAACAAATATCGAATTTAGTGGGTTCGAATTCAATGCTATAGATTACACAGTTGACCGTTTCATAATAGACGCAGTTACCGGTTATCTAGGCGATAAATATCTAGTATTCAGAAACGATAGGATAACTGTATGACAAGTCAAATAAATTACTCAGCAATTAGCACAACTTACCCAGTAGCGGGCCAAGACAATGATAGTCAAGGATTTCGCGATAATTTTACCGCTATTGCTGCCGCGTTAGCTTCTGCGCAATCAGAGATTACAGATTTACAAACTAAAGCTGTAACTACTGCTACACTTAATTTGACTGATTCAAATACGTTTACTGCTACTCCAACTGTAAACAATTTGCTAGGAAGCACAATTGCCAACGGATTGTTTAATGAATTTTACGGCGTATTTTTCAATGGCGGAACAATTCCAGTTTCAGCAAACATTGATTTAACAAATGGTCCTATACAAAAATTTACATTATCAGGAAATGCTACACTGACATTTACCAATTGGCCAACTGCTGGACAATATGGACTTGTTCGAGTTATGTTAATCGGAGATCAAGTTTCTACTCGTACGGTAACTTTAAGTAGTTCCAACGCAGGCACTATTAGAACAGCCACAGGATGGTTAGGGCAAGCATTTAGTACCACTGCAACTGCAACTGCAATAACTGGATTTACTACAGCTACTACTTCGTTCATCACCGGTACAACTTTAACTGTGATTAGCACAGGTACTACATATTCTGGCGGCATCACAAGTCCTACAGTTGGAATGACTTTATCAGGAACAGGTGTCACTTCTGGAACTTATATTACCGCTGTAAACAATGCATCATTTTCAGGAACGATTACTGGAACTACACTAACTGTTAATACTGTATCAGCTGGTGCAATTAGTGTTGGAATGGCAATTACCGGTACTGGCGTAACCGCTGGAACATATATCAGTGCATTAGGAACAGGCATGGGCGGTATTGGTACTTATACTGTTAGTGCTAGTCAAACTGTTGCTACAACAACTGTCATGTCTGGATCAAGTTATACACTCAACAACAGTTTAACAGTTTCTGGTGTTGCTATTTCCGGAACTGGCAATTTAGTAACTGTTGGATCAACAGTTAACATGGTTGTTAATACTCCATTGTCTTTCACTAGCACACTTGGTAGTTTAACTACTGGAGTATATTATGTACTTGCTGTTATCAGCGGAACAACTGTAGTTGTTGGTCAGGCTAATATTTTAGGTGGCCCTGCAACAACTGTAACAAATACTACCGGAACAGCTAGTATAACCAGTAGTGCAAATACTGTTACATTAGGCACCATTGGTTTATATCAAGTTATCGATGCATGGTCTGTTGACGGTGGGGCAACTGTGTTTATTAAATTGTCAGGTACTTATTAATGCATCCATTAGCTGGAGATTTTTCAAATCTTAAAGATTCCGAAATAGAATCTAAAATTACTGATTTGACTAAAAAGTATTTTATGACTACTAATACAGCAGTTAAAACTCAAATTGCTAGTTTATTAGAAGATTATAAACAAGAAATTGGCAAACGTAGAAAACTACAATTGGATAAATTGATGTCCAATCGAGATAAAACACTTGACAATTTAATTAAAGTCAACTAAAATATAGGCTATGCGCCTAGATAAATTCGGTAATCCTATTTTTAATTCCGTCGATATATTCAAATTCCTATATCAAGGAAAGTTAACCAACCTCAAAGATCTTACAGTAGATTATACTGAAGACATTGAACAGTTGCAGGAAACTGCTGGCTTTTCGTTTCATCGGTTTAATGAACAAATAGAATCTATTGACATAGCAGACTTTGATCAAGCTCTACAAAGTGACTGGTTTATGCCAGAAGAATATCGAGATTTCGATGTAAAAGAATGGTGTTTAAATCGATGTACAACTCCAGAGCAAATTGCCCGGGTTAATGCTGAAATGACTGCTTACCAAGAACGTCATATGATTCCACTACTACAATGGACTAAACATTTTGTGGATACTTGCAACGAAAATGGCATAGTATGGGGTGTAGGAAGGGGTTCTAGTGTAGCTAGTTTTGTGTTATATTTGCTAGGTGTACATCAAATAGATTCTGTCAAATATAATTTAGACTGGCAGGAATTCCTGAGATAAGTAATATTATAATCTTAAGGAGATTAATATGGCAATGAAAGAACAACAACGTAAAGTGTATAAAAGTGCTAGAGGCAAAGAAGTTGACTTGAACAAGTTAATTGCCAAAAACGAATTAACACTTGCAGTAGGAAATGCTAAGGTAAACGCTCGTGGGGACAAAATTGGCCCAGGCGGCAAAATTATCAAAAAAGAGCAACTACAAGCTAGTAGTACAGGAATTCCTGATCAAATTAGTTCACCGGATGGCAATTAATGAGTAGGAAAGTATTATTAAGCAAATTAAAGCCGATCCGTAATAATATTATTGTTACTGATATGAACTTTGATGAAGTAAAAACCAAAAGTGGTATTGTTATTCTCAGTGATGACGGTAAGTCCGAAGGTGTTAGACACCGTTGGGGTAAAGTGCATGCAGTTGGGCCTGAACAAAAAGACGTAAAAGCAGGCGAATGGATTTTACTAGAGCATGGCCGTTGGAGTCGCGGATTTACTGTGTTAGATGACGATGGCAATGATATTGTTATTCGCCGTGGTGATCCGAACGCAATTTTAATAGTCACTGACGAAAAGCCAGAAGAAAACATGTTGAATACACACGGATCTCATTCTAAAGTGTCACACGCAACATTCGATCCTAGTACATTTGCTAGACCAAGTTTCGAACAATAAACTATTACATCGAGCAACAGGGCTATTGACTAGCCCTGTTTTCACCTGTATAATGTATTAAAGGAGAAAAGTATGGAAATTCAACCTAAAGACACAAGTCAAGGTCATTTTTATGTAAGCCTGGCAAAAAGTTTCCTGCGATTAACCGCATTTGTAACACTATTCCTAGCAGGCTCAGATCCTGTTTTGATGGGAGCATGGCTTAAAGTATCAGCGGGCTTTTTAGGTCTAGCTGAGTGTTTAGGAATTTTAGAGGAATTAGTATGAGAGAACTATGGGTAGAAAAATATCGTCCTAATACTATCGATGGATATGTATTCAGAGATGCGCATCAAAAAGAACAAGTCCAAGCATGGATCAAACAAAAATCAATTCCGCATTTATTGTTTAGTGGAAATGCTGGTATCGGTAAAACTACCCTTGCTAAAATTTTGTTTCACGAACTAGACTTAAACGATTTAGATATTTTAGAAATTAACGCTAGTAGAACAAATAGCGTAGAAGATGTTAGAGATAAAATTGTAAACTTTGTCCGGATGATTCCATTCGGAGATTTTAAAGTAGTACTATTAGACGAGGCGGACTATTTGTCCCCAAATGCTCAGGCGGCCTTGCGTGGAGTTATGGAAGAATATCACACCACTGCACGTTTTATTCTTACTTGCAACTATCCTAACCGTATTATTCCTGCTTTACATAGCAGATGTCAGGGATTCCATATCGAAAGAGTGGACATTACAGAGTTTACTGCTCGTGTTGCTACTATCTTAGTAGAAGAAAATGTCGAATTCGACTTGGATACACTGGACACATTTGTCAAAGCAACGTATCCAGACTTGCGTAAGTGTATTAACACCGTTCAAATGAACAGTTTAGATGGTAATTTGCACAGTCCAGAGAAAGGTGATACTGGTGAACAAGATTATAAACTAGAAATGGTTGCATTATTCAAGGCAGGAAAGATTGCCGAAGCACGTAAACTAGTATGCAGTCAGGCTCGTCCAGAAGAAATGGAAGAAGTTTATCGTTGGTTGTACGATAACATAGAAATTTTCGGTGAAGAGTCTGTACAAGACAAAGCAATCTTGATTATTAAACAAGGTTTAGTAGATCATACACTAGTAATTGATCCAGAAATTAATCTTGCGGCTACTTTAATTCGATTAAGTTATCTCTAAGATGTTTCAAATTCCAGAGTTTACAAAATTACCAATTATTATAATAAGCCCTCCAAGATGTGGTAGTGGGGCACTTGGGCATCATTTAGAAAAAACATTAGAGGTAAGATTTTTTAACGAGCCTAACTACACTCCTGATCAATTGGCAGAGTTTTTAGAATTCTCTAAAACAACTAATCGTTATATTTTAAAAATTCTAGGTAGTAGCATAGCAAGTATGCCTGATTGGTATATGGAAAAGGTATTTTCTCCAGAATGTTTCACTATTAAATTAAAAAGAAATAGCATAATATTTCAAATAGCCAGTCATTATGTTGCATATTTTCGAAATATGTGGTTTTATTCCGATAAACAATCGGAAGGCGATAATTATAATCGCCCTATTGATATTGATTTAGAAAAAATCGACTATTGTATAAACATGGTAAAGTATGATAATAATATTGTCAACAATCTTCAAACAGATGCAACCATGGTGTACGAAACATTCTCTCCATTATTACACCCTCAGGTACTAGCGGTAAAAACTCCTTACCCATCTAATTATCCATTAATTATAAATGCTGTTACAGAGAGATATAAATGACACAACGAATATTAATTATGGGATTGCCAGGTGCTGGTAAAACCACACTAGCAGAGCGATTGCGATCTTGTTTAGATGCACACGATAAAAAGACTGTTTGGCTTAATGCTGATAGAGTTAGATCGGAATACAATGATTGGGATTTTAGTGAAGCGGGCAGAATTAGACAAAGTAATCGTATGCGTGAGCTTGCTGACAAACTTGATGGTGATTATGCTATTGCTGACTTTGTTGCACCTTTAGTTGAGATGCGTAACAACTTCAAAGCAGATTGGACTATCTGGGTAGATACTATTAGGGAAGGACGTTACGCAGATACTAATGCCATGTTCCAAGAACCTGAGATATACGACTTTCGCATTACAGAACAAGCGGCAGAAAAATGGGCAGACTTTATTGCTGAACATATTTTGTATAATCGTAGACGTCCTGTATTTGATTGGAAGAAGGAAACTGTACAGATGCTAGGACGTTGGCAACCGTGGCACGATGGTCATCGCGCATTATTTGAACGTCTGCTTGAACGCACAGGACAAGTTGTTATTCAAGTACGTGATGTACAAGGATGGCAAGGTAGTAATCCATTTGAAGTAGAAAAAGTCAAATCGTTTATCAAACGTGACTTAGACCCGTTATATCAAGGACAGTATGAAATACAAGTTGTTCCTAACATTGTACATATTGGATGGGGACGTGGTGTTGGATACACATCCGGCGAAGAAACATTTGATGAAACAGTAACCGATATTAGTGCTACTAAGATTCGTAAAGAGTTGGGTATCTAAATACGAAAATGAATTGCTAGTAATTAGAAAGGGCTCCCTAGAGCCCTTTCACTGACAATCTAAAGTATTTCTACTTTATTCTCCATAAACCGCTAACACCTCCTTCACGGCATTATGGCGTTCGATGTCTTGAGCATCAAATTGAATTATATCAATATGCTCTAAATATTCTTGTTTGTTGAGTAGGTTGCAAAAATCAATCAGACCATTATCGCTCAATCGGTCTGCTTGTGCCAAATCTCCTGTTACTACCATTTTACTTCCCTCTCCTAGACGGGTTAGTAGCATTTTCATTTGATTTACTGTGGCATTTTGCATTTCATCTGCAACTATGTATGCGTTCTTAAATGTGCGTCCACGCATATACGCAAGTGGGCTTATCTCGATAACACCTTCCTCTAGCATTTTTGCTATTTCCTTAGTTTGATAGTATTCGCCCAAGACATCAAATATAGGTCTTGTCCAAGGTGCCATCTTTTCATTTAAGTCACCTGGTAAAAATCCTAAATCCTCATCTACGGACACGGCGGGTCTTGTCACAATTATCTTATCAACCTTGCCTTCCTGAAATAACTTAACCCCGAACTGTACAGCCAACATGGTTTTACCCGTGCCGGCAGGACCAATAGCAAGTACTATGCTAGTGGACTCTGAATACAATTTGCTGAGATAGAGTTTTTGATTGGCATTACGTGCATTAATGCTCACACGTTGCTTTTTCGCCGGAAGATACGGCTGGAAATCAATTATGTTAACTTCTGATGTAAAACGCTTTTTCACTCGTTGTTTACTCATTAAAGTTGCTCCTACTTTACTGTTAAAGTAGGACTTGTAGTGACCGCCTTTGATAACTACAGAGGTCCTACACTATTATTTAACGAATACGCAAAATAATAAAGTGTTATGTTATGATTTCAAACCAGCTAAATAAACTATAGAGGAACCGCTATGCACCACGATATATTAGACGTTATACGCAACATTGAAGATCTATATGAAAACAACAGTAGCCTTGCTGTTTTGAAGGATTTTGAACGAGTTTTTGAAGAGATGGACATGTATGTCTACGAAAACTGGGAAGATGGTGAGCTAGCATACGGTCCTAAAGTTGATCGTCATTGGATTACAGCTGGGTTTATGTGGGAAAATAATAAAATGCCTAACCCAGTTGCCGCAAAGCGTTTAACAGAATTAGGCTGTAAAGTAACTTATCAAAAAAGCCATTTGTTAGAACCACGCAAGATTCGTACTAAAGAAGATATTCGCCCTAATAGCAAAAAGGGTAAACTAGATCGCAAACCTATATGGATCGTAGAAATTACTATGCCTAAGAAAGTGGCATTCGATGTATATAAAGGTTACATGGATAAATTAAAGAACGAAAATAAAGAACCTGCAAGCGCACCAAGCGGCGGAACACCTCCACCAGGAGCACCGGCACCAGCGGCGGCACCAGCTCCTGGAGCACCAGGAGCACCGGCAGCAGGAACAGGCGGCGGTGAAGGAGCACCAGTATGAAAATAGCAGAAAGTCTACGACCCGACGACCTCCGCGACCTAGTTAAAAAAGTTTTTGAAATTGATAATTTTAAAAGTAAAGTAGGCGATGACGAAGACGTTTGTGTATTAAGTTTTACTGTTGACTCTGAGGATCCTGCGAAAGATTTAGAAAATTTTATCGAGATGGGTTACAATTTTGTACTAGATGCAGATTGTACCGAAGGCGAATTAGATGATGGCAAGTATCGTGTATACGTTGAAATAGAACGTGGCAGACACCTTGCAGAACAAATATTTGAAATAGTAGAAGGCGTTAAAAAAGTAACAGGATTAGATTCTTTACGTTTCCGTTATTTTAAAAATTTTAAAAGCGAAGAAGCTACTTTAGAAAATTTATCTGCTACAGTACCAGCTGATAAAAATGCGTATAAAATTGCAACTTCAGAAAATAATTTAAATAATTTTTCTGAATTTTTTAAACGTAGCTATGCAGACAGTATTGAATTGTTAGATGAATCTATTTCATTTAGCAGAATTTATAGTGGAACTGTAACATTTGACATTATAAATAGTGGTAATAAGAAAGATGTATACGACACAATCAAAGGTCCAATCATATTAGAAAGTAAAGACATGGCTGAAGTTATGTTTTTAACAAAAGTTATCGGTAATTATAATATTAATAAAATTAGCGATATGTTTATATTTGAAAATAATGACTGGGCCGTTGTACTAAAAAGGAAATCCTAATGGCAGACTCATTCAATTTCGACTTTACACAAGACAAACTAACAGCAATTTTACAAAACAATCCATACAGTCAACACTGGTATGAAGCATTGTGCAAAATTTTGCCTGATTACGATATTAATACCGTTCCACGTGTTGCGGCATTTTTAGGACAAACCATGGTAGAAAGTGCAGGATACAAAGCACTAGTAGAAAATTTAAACTATCGTCCAGAAACATTAGTTAAAATTTGGCCAAGTCATTTTCCTAATATGGAAGTAGCTAACCAATATGCTCACAATCCAGAGCGTATTGCTAACAGAGCGTATGCAGGACGTATGGGCAATGGTCCAGAAGCATCTGGAGATGGATGGAAGTTTTGTGGTCGCGGATTAATTCAAATTACCGGAAAAGATAATTATAATCGTTTTGCCGAAAGTATCGACACTCCATTAGATGATGTTCCGGAATTTTTAGGAACTTTCGAAGGTGCTATACAAAGTGCTTGCTGGTTTTGGGAAAATAACAATCTTAACGAACTAGCAGATGCGCAAGACATTTTAGCTATGACTAAAAAAATTAATGGTGGTACACTAGGCTTAGAAGAACGTACTCAACACTATCGAAACGCATTACAAATATTGGGCGGATAATGCTTACTTGGATATTTGAACAGCTAGTCGGTGATTTACCTAACTGGATATGGCCGGCTGTAGCAGGTTCCGGGCTTGCTATGTATTTCTTTGCAGGAATACTAAGTCACATTCCCACATTTAAACCTTATACGTTTTTTATCAAACCTGTTGGTTTATTAATTACATTTGCAGGTATCTTCTTATTTGGCGGTAGTGGTGTAACTGCAATTTATAAAGAACAAGCAGAAGAATTAAAACAACAACTTGCAGTGGCAAAACAAGCTAGTACAGATGCAAATGCCGCACTTGATAAAAAATCAGCTAATCAAGCTAAAATAGTACACGATGTACAAATAGTTTACAAAGAGCGTATTAAAGAAGTTGAAAAGAAAATAGATGCAGATTGTAAAATGGATCCTGAAGCAATTGGTATTTTAAACAGTTCAGCTAAGAATCCTTTTAAAACTGGGGCTGTTACAGTTACCGGAGAATCAAAATGAAGAAACTAGTTATATTTTTGTCAGTGATTCTTTCTGCATGTGCATCTAATAACATGACTCATGTTACTGAAACGTTTCCCGAAGCACCTGCAAGTTTAAAAACACCATGCCCAGACTTAGCAGAAGTTGATCCTAACACCACTAAACTAAGCGATGCACTGAATGTAATTACTACTAATTACGGACAGTATTATGTGTGTAAAGGTACTGTAGACGACTGGATAGAATGGTACAACGCCCAACAGAAGATATTCAATAGTATCAAATAAATACATACATAATTGACAAAGGAGCGGAAATGTCAGAACATGTAAGCAAGAGCGAACAAAAAAAAGAAGACTGGATGAACAGTAAGTGGCGTCCAATGATGGGTTGGATGTACATGAGTATTTGTATGTTTGACTTTATGGTGGCCCCTGTACTTTGGAGTATGTTACAAGCATATTTCCACGGTGGCGTTAATACTCAGTGGCAACCTTTAACATTGCAAGGCGCTGGATTATTTCACTTGGCAATGGGTGCAGTATTAGGTATTGCGGCTTACGGTCGTACACAAGAAAAATTAAATGGTGCTGAAAGTGGCGGCATTGGTAACTTTGGTCCAAACGCAGGAACAACTTATATTCCTCCCGGATCACAAGCAAATATTAATGTAGGTAACAGACCTCCTGCACCAAGTTTCGGCGGATCAAGTTATGGAAGTACTCCTAGCTTTGGAAGTACTCCTAGCTTTGGAAGTACTCCTAGCTTTAATAACACTCCAAGTTTTACACCTGCGCCTGCGCCAGTTATTAACATTACAGAAAATAACACCAACGCTAGTTCAAGTATGTCATCTGCGCCAGCTGTGCCAATTAGTTCTAAAGGGCACAAGATGGTTCCGGCAGCACCCCAACCAGAACTCTAAGGAAAACAAAATGAAAAAAATATTAGCAATTTTAGTAGCAAGTTGTGTTTTGGCAAGTCCAGTAATGGCTGCTGAAAAAAAGGCAGTTAAAGCGCCTGTCAAAAAAGAAGTAAAACACCATAAGAAATTTGATGGAACTACAATGGCAGGTACTAAACCGGACACTCCAGCAAAGAAAAAGTAATCAATTCTTTGACAGGCTTCATTAAAGATAGTATAATTACTATATTAATGGAGCTTTTTTACGACTATGATTGATTATTACCAAACACTAGGTGTTAGCGAAAATGCTAGCCCAGACGAAATTAAAAAAGCATACCGAAGCTTGGCTAATAAACATCATCCAGACAAGGGTGGAGATCAAGCCAAATTCAAAGATATATCAGTCGCTTATGATAACCTAAGCGATCCGCAAAAGAAAGCCGAATACGATCAGCAACGTATGTATGGCAATGGTCCTCAAGTTAGATTTCACACTGACGGATTTGACCCGTTTGGCCATATGTTTGGGCAAGGCTTTGGCCAAGGACATCCATTCGGAGACATATTTGGACGTATGCATCCTCAAGCTCAACGAAGAAATCGTGATTTAAATATCCAATGTTCTATTAGTTTTATCGATTCGTTTAACGGTAAACAACTAGAAGCAAATTACAATTTGCCTAGTGGCCGAAATCAAAATGTAGTTATTAATGTACCAGCAGGTGTTACACATGGCGATACTATACGATATCCTGGATTAGGTGACGATAGTGTGCAAGGTGCGTCTCGTGGAAATCTCAATGTTACAATTTTAGTCATCCCAGATCCTGCATACGACCGTCGAGGAGACGATGTATATACTAATGTAGAAATCAGTCCTATTGAAGCTATGATAGGTTGTAAAAAGAAAATCAAAACCTTAGCAGGTACTACGTTAGATTTAGAGATACGAGGCGGTGTTGAAACTGGTACTGAATTTGCTAGTCATGGAAACGGATTCCCAAATGTAAACTCTGGCCGTAAAGGAAGGTTTATTTCAGTTGTTAAAATTAAAACTCCTACCATTGTTGATCCAGTAATAATAGAAAGATTGCGACAATTAGATGCTGAACTTAGTAAAAGACAATGATCCTGTCTTAAAACAAATTGCAGATCCGTGGGATTTTGAAAAAGATCCAGATGCTAAAGAATTTGAAATAGACATGGTTCAAACTATGATCACTTCAAACGGTCGTGGGCTTGCCGCTAATCAAGTAGGTATTACAAAAAGAGTTTTTGCTATTCATCTAGATGGGCAGGTTCCTTTTTGTATGTTTAATCCTAGGATATTAATTGTCGACAATAACCAACCGCTAGTAGAAGGTGAGGAAGGCTGTTTAAGTTTTCCAGAATTATGGCTTAAGGTAAAAAGATATAGTTCACTTACTGCCGAATACTTTGACAGAAGCGGAAATAAGTGTATAATAGAATTAAAGGGCATGGACGCTAGATGTTTCCAACATGAATTGGATCATTTAAATGGAGTTTGTTTTACAAACAAGATTAGTCCATTAAAGTTAGCATTAGCAATTAAAAAACAAAGGAAACGTAATGGTAGAACCAAGTGATAATTTACAAGCAATATTTGAGCAAGCAATTGATACTGCTAAAAAATTGCATCACGAATACTTAACAATAGAACATTTATTGTTTGCTATGCTGATGGAAGATGGGTTTGCCGGTACTTTAAAAAGTTTCGGTGCTAACGCAGACGAATTGAAAAAAGAATTAACCGACTACTTACAGAATAAGTGTGGAGAAATTACCATACAAGATGTTGTAGTTAAACCTAAAAAGACACAAGCAGTTGAACGTGTACTTAATCGTGCGTTTACACAAACCTTGTTTAATGGGCGTCAACGCATAGAGCCTACTGATATTTTTGTAGCCATGATGGGCGAAAAACGCAGTTGGGCACAATATTACATTCAGAAATCCGACATTGATAAAGATAAGTTTAACGACTTTGTTAATAACAATGTTGAAGCGGCAGAAGAAGATGGCCCGGCAGATAGCCAAGGCGAACGTGCATTAGCCGCATTTACTTCTAACTTGAATGACATGGTTACTAAAAAGAAAGTAGACCCTGTTATTGGACGTATAGACGAACTAGAAAATATTGCACTAGCATTGGGTCGTCGCAGTAAAAACAATGTTATTTTAGTAGGAGATCCAGGTGTAGGTAAGACTGCTATTGCAGAAGGACTTGCTTATAACATCGTGAACGGTGCTGTTCCTGATTTCCTTAAGGATTATAAAGTATACAGTTTAGATATTAGTGCTATGCTTGCTGGTAGCAAATATCGCGGAGACTTTGAAGAACGCTTCAAGCATGTTATTAAAGCTCTACAAAAGAAAGGTAAGACTGTGCTGTTCATCGACGAGGCACACATGATCTCTGGCGCAGGATCTGCTAGCAACTCTGCTAACGATCTCGCTAATATGATGAAACCTGCTCTAAGCAAAGGCAACATTAAAGTTGTGGCAAGTACTACTTGGGAAGAATATCGCAAGCACTTTGAAAAGGATCGTGCGTTGATGCGTCGTTTCCAACGCATTACTGTTGACGAGCCTACACAAGAAATGTCTGTTAGTATTTTACAAGGTATTAAAAAGTACTACGAAACATTCCACAACGTTAAGATTCGCAACGATGCAATTCAAGCGGCTGTTAAATTGTCAGTTAAGTATCAAACAGACAAAAAACTACCAGACAAAGCAATCGATTTGATCGATGTGGCATGTAGTCGTTTTAATCTTAAACTAGCAGATGACCGTGTTATTGGCGAACGTGAAATTCAATACGAACTTGCTAAAATGATTCAAATGCCTGAAGAAAAAATCATGGAAACTGAATCTAGCAACCTTGCTACTCTACAAGATAACCTTGTAGCTGAAGTTTATGGTCAAGATCTTGCTCTAACAGAAATTGTTGATAAGATTATTGTTGCACAAGCCGGACTTAAATCCGAGAACAACCCTATTGGTTCATTTGTTTTCATGGGTCCAACTGGAACTGGTAAGACTGAAACTGCTAAATCACTTGCTAAACACTTAGGTGTTAAGTTGTTACGCTTTGATATGAGTGAATATCAAGAGAAGCATAGCATCTCTAAGCTAATCGGTAGCCCTCCAGGTTATGTTGGCTTTGAAGAAAACGCAGGTTTGTTGATTACACAGATTCAAGAGAATCCTAATGCTGTATTGTTGTTTGACGAAGTAGAAAAATCACATCCAGATGTATCAACTGTGTTGCTACAAATGATGGATAATGGTTTTATTACAGGTTCAAATGGAAAACAAGCAGATTGCCGTAACTTAATTCTTATTCTTACTACAAATGCTGGTGCTCAAGATGCTGAAAAGAACACTATTGGATTTGGTACTCAAGAAAAAGACTACAGTGACAAGGATCTTAAGAAGTTTTTCACTCCTGAGTTCCGTAATCGCTTAGATGGTATTATTACATTCAATAAACTAGCTAAAGAAACAATGACTAAAATCGTTGTTAAATTTATAGACGAGTTACGTGCTCAAGTTAAAGATAAAGGTATTAAGGTCAAACTAGATAAGGAAAGTACTAATTGGCTTATTGCCAAAGGATTCGATCCTAAAATGGGTGCTCGTCCATTACAACGTGTAATTGATAAAAAAATCAAACGTCCTCTAGCAAAAATGATGCTATTCGGTGATTTGAAAAACGGTGGAACTTTGTCTATTACTGTTGCAGATGATGCATTGGTGCTGATTCCAACTCCTAAAGGTCCTAAATTACCTTTGCTAACAGTTGATTCTGCAGAATCGGTAGATACTGAACAACATGTTGTATAAAACTACTAGAAGTTTATTCCGGGGGCTATACCAGTACAAAATAGTATTGGTATGCGCCGGTGCATCTATGTTTCGAAGTGGAGATTGGTCTGCTACTTTTGAAGAATTAAAAAAGATTAATTTAAATAAAAATTCTTTAAAGTATAATGCACACATTAAATCAAAAGATGATTTAGATTATGCTCTAAATCTTGCAAATACACTTAGTCGTATGCAAGATTTAGATGTACGGGTAGAAAGTCCGTGGATTTCGATTTATTCAAACTCTAAAAAAGACATAGATACGCTATCTAAACTAGATAAACTTAAAGTAAAATATGTTTCAATGCCTGCTCCTAACAGCAGTCTTACTGAAAATACCATTGTTATGCCCAAGATGAACTATGAATTTCGTATTACTCTTGGAAAAACTAATCATGAAAATAGTTCTTTTATATCATGGGCTGAAACTAATAAAAAATGCAAGTTAACTAAGAGTTGCATTAGAGATTTACAAAAAACACGCAGTTGGGGCGGCACACACTTTTATATCACTGGTGAAAATAACTTACTGCTAGCTAAAATGCATCTGGGCGGAAGCATAGCTAAAGTAGAGCGGATAGTTAAAAATTAAACGCAGGTTTGATAGAAGCAAAAGCGATAAATACTCTAACCGCAGTGTTTTCCTGTCGGCTGTTAAAAAGAGTTAAAAATGCGCATACAAGAGCTATTAGAAGGCAGATATTTCGATGATTTAAAGTTTGTCAAGCATACTGCTGATAAACGAGAAATCGATTACGATTTACCCGATGATTTAATACATTTCATGCATAATGACGATGATATATATCGCCGCCATTTTTTTCCAGCCATTGCTGATTGCATTGACCGAATAAAAGCTAAAAAATCAACTGACTCTGATATTTTTAAACCAGTAGTAGAAAAAAGTTATAAAATATACATTAGGAAATTTCCTATTAAAGAATTACCAGATACATTAGACAAAAAAATGTGTGAACGTATTTGTAACCAAGTACACGATGACGTACTTAAAGACATCAAAGATGATGTGTATAAGGATTAATTGTGTTACTAAGAGAGTTATTTTTACGAGAAAATAAAGATGCTGAACCTGTTAAAAAGAAAGTAGGTAGAGCATTTAATCACCCCGAAGATTTAACATTTATGAATGGTAGCCAAGGCGCTATCAAGGCATTGGAACATATCAAAGCTATAGGTGGCAATTCAAAAGGTGTGAGATTAAAATGGGATGGTGCTCCTCAAGTATATTGGGGATGGTACTGGAATCCTGAAACTGCAAATCATCAATTTATAGTAGCAAACCATAATGGTTGGTTGCGTGGTGGCAGTGGCACTAGTGATGTCAGCGAATTTACAAACCAACATGGTATACGTAACTTCATTTTAAATCGAAGTGGAAGTCCTAAATCAGCAGAAGAACAACAGCAAAGAGAAATGTTTGCTAGTGAGTTTTCATTCCTACACCCGTTATTAGAAAAAGCTACTAAAAAGCCAGGCAAAAATAAAAGTTTATTTTTCTATGCAGATGGATTATTTTTAAAGAAGCCTATGGTTGATGCACGTGGTGTATACAATTTGCATCCTAATCCAAAAAGCCAAACTGTTTATCATATCGCACAGGATACTGAATTAGGTCAACGAATATCTAAGGCGCATGCTATGATGGTAGGGCATGGTATGTTTACAGAGTTTGGTTCGCCTGATGAAGCACAGAAAGCTGTAGAAGATTTCACACCTTACATTGATAACAACGTGCAAGATGTAATTGTGTTAGGTCCATACTATACACAAATACAACCACAAATAGATACATCTGCTATTAATGGTGTTGAAAAACGAATTAGCAAGCATGCCGGTGAGATTGATGGATTATTAAGTCCATTACCAGGTGTTGCTGGATTTAAGAATATAATCTATCGTTATGTAAACACTATGGCTAAGGAAGGTAACTTACATAATGTAACTCATAATTTTATGAACTGGATTCAGACTAACACTAATGTAGTCAGTCCTGGACAATATCAAAAAATTGCAGAACGTGTAAATCAATTCCCTGGCGGATTAACTGCAATGTTTAGTTTATTTTCTGATATTATGAATCTTAAGAATCAGATTATTGCACAACTAGACGCAGATCCTGGCGAAATTAAAGTTACCAACAGCGAAGGTTGGGTACATTACGACAAACGAGGTAGTGAACATATTAAACTTGTTCCTCGTCATGACATCGAAACGCCAACAGGCAATACTATTCCGGCTTGGGTACCATGAGATTAAGACAACTATTCGAAACCGCACATCATAAAGCAACCGTGGCATTTTGCTTTGGTCGATTCAATCCTGCACATCAAGGACATGCTAAAGTATGGGAAGCAGTTAAACATGCTGGCCAACACTGGTACATTGGCACAAATCCTAGTACTATCGGACCAAACGATCCGTTATCATTTGACATTAAAACAGCCTGGATGGAAGCAATAGATCCAAGTGTTCGAGGACACATTATCGGCGAAAAGAGTATTGTTACACTTGCTTCAAAAATATACCAACAAGTAGGCGATGGCGCAACTGTTGCTTATGTAACTGATTCTCAAGATTGGGCGTGGAGTGGTAAATTACTACAACAATACAATGGTAAAAAAAGCGAGCATGGTTATTTTAATTTTGCTAACATTATACACGTAGAAAGTCCAAGAGTTAGTAGTGCAACTGCATTAAGAAATGCGGCTCGTGCAGGCGATGAACAAGCATTTTATCAAGCATCGGGCACAGATCCTAATTTAAAAGTACATGGAAAAAGCTACTTTGAAACTGTTGCAGAAGCATGCGGATTACATCCTGAAAAAGTTAAACGTGTTAAGAAAGAAAAAGCTGTAGCTGAAACAAAGAAAAGTCTACGTAACTCAAATCCTTGCTGGAAGGGTTACCATCCTGTAGGCACTAAAAAGAAGGCGGGTAAAACTGTACCTAACTGTGTTCCGACAAACGAAGATTCTAATTCGGTTAAATATGCTAATAAGGTAATAAGAGACATGAGAGCTAAAGATTTTATAAATGAAGATATTGGCGCTGATTTAAAAAGAATGGATGACGAATCGGTAATTTCAGCTATTAAAGGTGGAATGAGCCTTCCTGGCATTAGTCAGAACAAGTCTAATGGTAGTTCATATCAACAGTATCGCTTTGGTATTGCTATGGCTGCGGCCGATGGTAAGAATACATTTACTACTCCTGCCGCTGGTGCGATTGCAGGCGATCCATTATTATCAGTATTCACCGATGAAGAATATGACATCATTAAACAAGCCGCTAAAGAAACAATGGCTGGCCCTATTAAAAAACTAAGTGATATGCGTAGCAGAGAAACACACGACACAAATAAACAAAGTGTTGTAGCTATACCTAAAAAGAACAAGTACGGGATTTAATATGCGAGCTAAAGAATTCTTACGTCGATTAAACGAAAGTGATGGCGGTGTTGGCGGCGATACTAATCCCGGTGACGATGGTAGTTCGACTCAAGGATCGCAGAGAAAAGGTAGTCGTGGACAGTTACATCACCATCATTCAACTGCTATTCCAGGTTTAACAACTATTTCAGACTGGCCAGGTTGGTATTACAATATGTATCGCCTAGGTGTTCATTTAGCCGGAAGTCCTAACAATCCTCCAGCAGAAGAAGGTGCGTTTGCTAACGAAATGACTTTCGTTACACTTACTGACGCAGAAGAAGAAATGATCAAACATAGTGCTAAAGAAATGGGTGTTAAATTAAATGTTATGAGTGGTCGCGAAAGTATTGAAACTGACAACACTAATACCAAGAGCACTGTAGCTAAAATTAAGAAAAACAAATACGGTATATAATGGAACACGATAAGTATCAACTATCTCTTAAAACTGCATTTGCTAGTGAATATGCTTTTGTTATTAAAGCACAAAACTTTCATTGGAACGTAGAAGGTCCACTTTTTATGCAGTTACATTTGTTGTTTGAACGCATTTATACAGAAGTGTATGAAAGTATTGATACGTTTGCAGAACAACTACGTGCTAAACAAATATATACTCCAGCTAGTTTACACAAATTTAGTATGTTAAGTACTGTTAGTGACGAAGAAGAAATACTCGAATGGAGTGCAATGATTCAAGAATTATTAGCAGATAGCGATAAATTAGCAGAAATATTTCGAATTACATTTGACATGGCCGAGCAAGCTGGGGATCATGGATTAAGTAATTTCTTAGCCGATCGTCAAGATGCACATAAAAAGCATAGTTGGATGTTAAGAGCGAGTTTGAAATAATGGATGAACTAGCACGTCTTAAGAAGTTAGCCGGGGTTAATGAATTCAAAGGTCTACAACCGTACGAGCTAGATGGAATTAACATAAGTGTTACTGGGACAGAAAAAGCCAAGTTAATGCGTGAAAATAATATTAAACCTGGAACTCCTGAATGGTTTCAGTTATGGTTTAGTAAACCTTATTTGACTGGTGAAAAACCTGTAGGAAAATAATTATGAAAATGACAGATTTAATTAATGAAAATGACATGATGTCATTTTTCAAAGATTTACAAAAAAATAATCCTAAGTTTAAAAACTTACGTGTACACGGTGATCCAGAGCACGACGAACTACGTCGCCAGGATCAAGAAAAACGTGATGCAGAACGACAAGCCGCACATCACCATGCTCAAGATGCTACCGCAAAAGATCATGCTAATCTTCCAGAATTAGAAGCTGAATATGCTAAAATGTTAGCAAAATATAAATCATTAGGCGGTAATGGTTGGCAATATGCAGATCGTGAACAAAATCTTACATCTCAAGAACGTGAAGCACGTAGTATGGAGCATGGATTACAACATTTGCATGCTCGTATTGCCAAAGCTAAAAAACATGGTGAGCAAGGTGTAGCGGAAGGCGGCGGAGCAAAACAAGCCGCTATTGCGATTGCTAAAAAAGAGTCGGGCAAATACAATAAAGATGGCAAGCGTTTAAAAGAAACAGCTACCGTAGGTGCTACTAGCTCAGCTAATATCGGTACAGTAGTAAGCCCACATATTGCAATTGGTAAGAAACGTGGTAATAAATCATACACTGGAACCCCTGGTCACAGTGGAAAACATGCACCAAAACCACCCAAAGTAGTACAACCTAAAAACAAAGATGGTACAGCTAAAAATGGTGCTGATTTAAAGGGCACTAGCTTATTCGGCGGACCAGCATTAAAACGATAAATATATAAAGACAACGGAGTATACTCATGCCAGCAGATTTAGACAACCAATCACCAGAAATGGATCAAGAAATGGGCGCAGACGCACCAGCAGATATGGGCGCAGACCCAGGTGCAGAAGGTCACGGCGATCAAGAAGGTGCAATGGCCAAACAAGAGCTAATCAAATTAGCTAACTATGCCACAAATTTACAAGAACACATCGAAGACGGTGAAGAGTTAGAAGCATGGGTACAAAGTAAGATTACCATTGCCGCTACTAACATCGCTAGTGTTTATCACTATCTTGCTTATGAAAAGAAAATCGGCGAGTACGGCGATAAACTTGATAGCGTTCCAATGAGCGAGAGCAAAAAACTTGCTATTAAGAACTGGCTAATGGAAGCTAAAGCTAAAGTTAAAGAACTTAAAAAAGCACAAGTTGAAAAAGTTAAAGAAGGCCAATCAGATTTGAAAAAATCTGGTGACAGTTTTAAAACACGTACTGGTGTAGCAACTAAAACATCTACCGGTATCAAGCATACAAACACTAGTCACTCTGATGAAGAGCACGGCGAGCCAGCAAGTAATGTAAAAGCAAGATCAGCCGCTGACAAAGCAGGCGAAAAGGCAGCTGACAAAGCAAGTGAAAAAGAATCTAAAGCATGGGGCAAAGCTAACCCAGGTAAGCAACACATTTACAAAGACGGTAAAAAAGTAAATGAAGCTAAAGGTAAAAAACCAGAATGGTTAGAAAAAGCTGAAGTTGAAGCTGAATTAAAATCTGGTGCAAAAGTTTCTCCTGCAGAAAAGAAAAAAGTTGGTGTTAAGGAAGGCGCAATGACTGCTGGTGAAAAAGCTCACCATCATGCAATGGAATATGCAAAACACCACAAGTCAGGAAATCTTGAATTAGCTATGCATCACAGAGAAGCATGCGAAGAGTGCGGTGGTTCAATTAAGCACGGTGC